CTTGCAGATACAATTAGAGAAACGTTTGTAGAATTATATGACAACGATTGTCCTCTTGAAGGATTTAAAGTTTCAATAGAACCTACACTTACAGAAGAGCAACGTAAAAAATTACCAACTGTACCTGAAAAAGGTGACTTCAATATAAAGGAAGTTTTACAGTCTGAGTTCTTTTTTGCGTAAACTAACCCAGTAGTGGGTGATTAGTACCCCTATTAGAACCAAAGGAATAATTATGGACTTTGAGTATCTTCCTATGGATGAAATTGTCGAATTACAATCCAAAGGAATAATAACAAGCGACAATAAAATCAATAACAACGAGGAAAACAATGGCGAACAATTATACAAAGATTGTGACACCGGTTGGACTTGCTCAGTATCCTTGGTTAACAACTGCTGATACTAAGTTTGGTGAACCAGGTGACTACAAAACCAATCTAGTCATAAAAAAAGAAAATTGCAAAGATGTTATTAAAAGCATTGATGAAGCAATTAAGGAAAGTCTTACTCTTGCAAAAGAGAAGTCTAAAAGTAAAGAAATAAAACAAGCTAGTTTACCATATCATGATGAACTAGATGAAAAAGGCGAACCTACTGGGAACGTTGTATTTAAATTTAAATGCAAAGCAGTAGTCACTATGAAAACTGGTGAAACGTTTGAAAACAAACCCGCAATATTTGACGCTAACGGCATACCCGCAAAAGACGTTAATGTATGGGGAGGTTCAGAACTTAAAGTAAGTGCTGAATTAATTCCGTATTATACTTCTATGGTGGGTGCGGGAGTCTCAATGAGACTTAGAGCTGCCCAAGTTATTAAACTTGTCGAGGGTGGAAACAATTCAACTGGATATGGCTTCAAGAAAGAAGAAGGCTTTGCAGTTTCAGAAACCCAGGAGTTTGATAATGAGACACAACCAGTGGTGGCCCAAGAAGACGACTTCTAAGTATAGGTCGGGACTTGAAGAACAAATAGCAAAACAATTAACATATTCAAAAATTAAATTTGAGTATGAAACAAAAGTTATAAAATATATCAAACCAGAAAAGTCACATAGGTATACACCTGATTTTGTATTAACAAAAAAAGATGGAAGCCTTATGTACATTGAAGGTAAGGGTAGATTTTTAACGGCTGATAAGCAAAAACATATTTTAGTTAAGAAACTTTATCCAGACTTGGATTTAAGATTTGTCTTTTCTAATTCACAAACTCGCATATCCAAAATATCTAGAACGACATATGCTATGTGGTGTCAGAAACATGAGTTTAAGTATTCTGACAAATACATACCAAAAAGTTGGATAGCCGAGTTAAAATAGTGTATACAAACAACGGGGTAAGTTCATAGCTTACCTTTTCTGTAGGCCCTTAGATTAACGTCTAGGGGCCGTTTGTTTTTAAGCCAAAAATTTTTAGAGGAATATCAATATGGAAAATAGTGAATTTTCATATCACGCTCCTTGTTTCGAATGTGGCAGTAAAGACAACGTTGCCGTTTATTCAGACTCACACGGCCATTGCTTTGGTTGTGGTCATTATTATTCAACATACGAAAAACAAGAGGTGGCTATGGAAACAACAAATAAAGAATTAGTTCAAGGCGAATGCAAACCTTTAATTAAAAGAAAAATAAATAAAGAAACTGTTACTAAGTTTAATTATCAAACTGGTAAACACAATGGTAAGAACGTACAAATTGCAAACTACTACGACAAGAATAATAAATTAGTTGCACAAAAATTACGTTACCCAGACAAATCCTTTCAATGGATTGGTGATAGTAAGAACGCTGTATTGTTTGGACAAAACTTATGGCGTAACGGTGGAAAACAAATCTGTATTTTAGAAGGTGAGATTGACTCAATGAGTTTATCTTCTCTTCAAAATAATAAATGGGCTTGTGTTTCTATCAAGACTGGTAGTCAAGGTGCTAAGAAAGATTTACAACAGCAACTCGAATGGTTAGAAAAATTTGAGTCTATTGTATTAATGTTTGACTCGGATTCTGCAGGGCAATCCGCAGCTCAAGAATGTTCTAAAATCTTTACACCTGGAAAATGCAAAATTGCAACTCTTCCATTAAAAGACGCTAACGAAATGTTAGTGCAAGGTAAGACAAAAGAATTAATTGATTGTATGTGGGGTGCTAAAGCCTACAGACCAGACGGTATAATTTCTGGTGAAGAAATATTTGATACATTAGTTAAAGAAGATACAAACCAAACTATTCCATATCCATTTGAATGTTTAAATACAAAAACAAAAGGAATGAGAACTGGTGAACTGGTTGTAATAACTAGTGGTACTGGCCAAGGTAAATCACAATTATGCAGACACATAGGACACCACTTAATTAAACAAGGTGAGAGTGTTGGTTACATTGCATTAGAAGAAAGTGTTAAACGAACTGCACTTGGTATCATGTCAATAGACGTTCAAAAACCATTACACTTAGATAGGAAAATTATAGACGATGACACATTTAAAAATAGTTTTAGTTCAACAGTGGGTAGTGGCTTGTTGTATCTATACGACAGTTTCGGTTCAACCGAGTCTGAAAATTTGTTATCCAAAATTCGTTACCTTGCTAAGGGTCTTGGTGTACGTTGGGTTATTCTTGACCATCTTAGTATTGTCGTTTCTGGATTAGAAACTTATGACGAACGTAAACTAATTGACATCACTATGACTAGACTAAGAAGTTTAGTTGAAGAGACTGGCATTGGTTTAATCTTAGTATCACATTTAAGAAGACCCGAAGGTAACAAAGGTTACGAGGACGGTGTCCAAACATCTTTGAATGCTTTGCGCGGCTCGCAGGCCATAAGCCAATTAGCTGATTGCGTGATTGGATTAGAGCGTGACCAGAATGATGACGAGAATAAAAAATTCACAACAGTACGTGTTCTTAAAAACAGACACGTAGGTGACACGGGCAAGTGTGGAACTTTGTTTTTTAATGAGGACACAGCGTGTCTCTTAGAAACAAAGGAAAGAAATGACTTCTAAACCAATAACAAAAAGAAAACGAACACTAAAACTAAAACAAGTTTGGTCTCTCACTGCTGAAATACAAACAGCAATGAAATGGGCAAAGGCTAATCCAGATTGTGACGTTGTTTTAGGACTACCTTCCGCACAATATAAAGACGTTGCGGAAGCTGTCTTAAATCAAATGTCAGTCTTAGATGAAGCTGCATGTCGAGTCCAAATAGAATTAACAACAGTACATTAATTATGAAATTACCAATAATAAATAAAAAAATATTAAACGCACCATTCGTTTCTTTATATTGGAAAGATATAAACGGAACGGCTGAGTGGTTAAATTTAAAAGAAGCTGTAAATAGCAAAGTTACAATTTGTATTTCAAATGGTTGGCTTATTAGAGCAGACAAAGAATTACATATTCTTGCTGCGGATGTAAATTTTAATTCAGACGGTACTTTAGGTGACGTAGGTAACGTAACAACTATTCCAACAGTAAATGTAATTAAAATAAAGAAGATTAAAATATGAAATATGTTTTCGATTTAGAAAGCAATGGATTATATAATGATGTTAGTACCGTACACTGTATTGTTTTAAAGGATATAGACTCTAATAAAATAATACAAGTTGATGTTAAGAAAGCTTTAAAATTATTATCTGAAGCTGAGTTAATAATAGGACATAACATTATTAAATATGACATTCCTGTTCTAAAAAAATTATATGGATTTGAAACTAAAGCAAAAGTTTTTGATACATTAGTTGCTACACGACTAATTTGGTCTGACTTAACAGACTCAGATATGAAGCGTGTACATACAATAAATTATCCTAGAAGTTTAGTAAACCGACATAGCCTTAAAGCATGGGGCATAAGATTAGGAAATTATAAACAACAAATAGACACGGACTGGTCTGTGTTTACACAAGAAATGTTAGAGTATTGCATCCAAGATGTAGAAGTTACTCACACATTATATCAAAAGATTTTGGGTCAAAAAATTTTCAGCGAATCTTTAGAATTAGAACACGCTGTGGCCCAGATTATAAGTAGGCAAGAAATATATGGTGTGTTGTTTGATAAAGAAAAAGCAACAAAGCTATACGCTGAGTTGTCTAGTGAACGTGACACTATCAAACAAGAAATGGAAGAAACTTTTAAGCCTATAACTATTAAAAGAGTTTCTGAAAAGACTGGCAAACCATTAAAAGATAAAGTGGTAGAGTTTAATCCATCTAGTCGTAGACAAATAGCTGACAGATTAAAGACAAAGTATAACTGGAAGCCAGTTGTATTTACCAATGATGGGTTACCAAAAGTTGATGACACAGTTTTAAACTCATTAGACTTTCCCGAAGCTAAATTACTTGCACGTTATTTTCTTTTAGAAAAGCGTATTGGTATGTTGGCTGAAGGTAAACAAGCTTATCTAAAACTAGAAACAAAAGGGAGGCTACATGGAACTGTAAATACTAACAATGCAGTAACAGGTAGGGCCACTCATATGCATCCTAATTTAGGACAAGTACCCGCAGTGAGTGTCCCTTATGGTAAACAGTTTAGAGAATTATTTACTGTACCTAAAAATAAAAGTTTAGTGGGATGTGATGTAAGCGGACTCGAATTACGATTACTTGGCCACTATATAGCAAAGTTTGACAACGGTAGTTACGCTGACGTTGTAGTCAACGGTGACATACATACTGAAAATCAAAAGTTAGCGGGTTTAGACACTCGTGACCAAAGTAAGCGTTTTCTGTATGCATGGCTTTATGGAGCGGGAGTGTCGAAAATAGCAGAAGTGACTGGTAAATCTAACAAGGACGCAGCTCAAGTTAAAAAGCGTTTCTTAAATAGATTACCCGCATTAAGTAAATTAATTAAACAAGTACAATTATCAGCAGAGCGTGGTTATTTATTAGGTCTTGATAAAAGACATATTAAAATTCGTAATGCGTTTAGCGCACTGAACAGTTTGCTTCAAGGAGCAGGGGCCGTAGTGTGTAAACAATGGTTAATTGAATTTGATAAAGCAATCAAAGATTTTAAAGATGTTCAACAAGTACTTTGGGTACACGATGAAATACAAATTGAATGTCCGCAAGATAAAGCAGAAGAGATTGGAAAGTTAGCTGTCGAATGTATCGAACGAACTGGCAAACATTTTAATTTAAGAGTGCCTCTAACAGGCGAATACAAAATCTCAACAAATTGGAGTGGAACACATTAATGCCAAAAGGAAATAATAAGTTCGACCTGGATTTAAAGTACGGTCAAGAACGAGAACAACAAGTAGCTAACTTATTGATTGCAGACAAATCAAAAGTAGAAGTTAAAACTGAAAGAGACTGGTGGGCCAAGACTGGTAACATCGCAATAGAAATAGAAAGTTGGGGTAAGCCTAGCGGACTAGAAGCAACTGAAGCTGACTATTGGGTACACATATTAGCCCACGGTAAACAAGACTTTTGCAAACTTATATTTAAAGTTTCGCAACTTAAAAAAATAGTAAAAAAGTTTTCTAAAAATACAAAAATGGTAGGAGACCACCACGCTTCTAAGTGTGTTCTTATACCATTAGCAAAACTTTTTTTACAAAAATAATAATCAACAAGGATAGGAATGAAGAAAACAATAATAGTAGACGGGGATATTGTGGCTTATAAATCCGCAATACAATCCGAAGTAGACACCCATTGGGGTGATGGTTTCTGGACGCTACATGCGGAAGAGACTCAAGGAAAGTATCTAGTTGCTTCAGAAATAGAAGACCTAAAAGAAAAGCTAGGTGCAGATAAAGTAATAGTAGCGTTGACAGATAAAAACAATTTTAGAAAAGATGTTTTACCAACGTACAAAGACAATAGAAAACAAAAGCGTAAACCTATTTTGTTAAGTCCATTACGTAAGTTTTTAATAGATGAATACCAAGCAATTATTTATCCTAATTTAGAAGCTGATGATGTTATGGGTATACTGGCTACCAAACCATCTAAAGGGGAACGTAAAATAATTTGTTCTATAGATAAAGACCTAAGACAAATTCCAGGTCATTTATATAATGGTGAGTCTCTTACTAAGTACACAAAAAAACATTGTGACTGGTGGCATATGGTTCAGACATTAACTGGTGATGCAGTTGATGGATTTTCTGGCTGTCCTACAGTTGGAAAAATAACAGCACAGAAAATACTTAGTGACAAGAACATGCCACTTAAAAAAATGTGGGAACTAGTTGTTAAGACATATGAGAAACACGGTCTGTTTGAGCATGACGCTTTTCAACAAGCTAGAGTTGCTAAAATTTTAAGACACGGTGATTACAATTTAAAAACTGGTGAGGTTACTCAATGGCAGATTTAATTAAAGAGCCACCACATTATACGCAGCACAAAATAGAACCAATAGATTTTATTATTGCTAACAAATTAGATTTTTGTACTGGCAATGTGATTAAGTATTTACTGAGACACACTAAGAAGAATGGTGTCCAAGATTTACTAAAAGCAAAACAGTACATAGATTTTATTATTAATAAACAACTCAAAGAAACTAAATAGGAACAACATGGATTATAGCAAAGACACAAACTTATCTGAAGCGGGTCTCAGAATATTAAAAGACCGTTACTTAACTGACAAAGAACAAAGTCCACAAGAGGCTTTTTACAGAGTAGCAAAAGTATTTTCTGATGACTCAGAAATGGCTGAAAGAATTTATGGTTATGTGTCTAATCTATGGTTCATGTTTTCTACACCTATTTTAACAAACGGTGGTACTCAAAAAGGTATGCCAATTTCATGCTTTTTAAATTATGTACCAGACAGCAGAGAAGGTTTAACAACTCACTACACAGAGAATGCATTTTTAGCTTCAGTCGGTGGTGGTATCGGAGGTTTCTGGGGCCACATAAGAAGTGACGGGACCGGTACATCTGGTGGCTCACAATCATCAGGTTCAATACCATTTATGCATGTAGTAGATAGTGAAATGTTAGCCTTTTCTCAAGGTAAAACTAGAAGAGGAAGTTATGCAACATACCAAGATATATCTCATCCAGAAATTGAAGAGTTTTTGGAATTACGTAAACCCAGTGGCGGTGACATTCATAGGAAGTGTCTTAATCTGCACCATGGGATTAATATTTCTGACAGTTTTATGTCTATTATCAATCAATGCACTATTAACCCTAGTGCTAACGATGATTGGCAACTTATTGACCCACATACAAAAAAAGTTATTCGAACAGTCTCCGCTAAAAGATTGTGGCAAAAGATTCTTGAGACTAGGGTTGCCACTGGTGAGCCTTACCTATCTTTCATTGACACAATACAAAAAAGTTTGCCCCTCTCCCAAAAGAAATTGGGATTAAAGGTACATCACTCAAATTTGTGTAGTGAAATAACATTACCAACCAACGAAGAACGAACAGCAGTTTGTTGTTTGTCTTCATTAAATTTAGAAAAATATGATGAATGGAAAGAAGACCCTAAGTTCATACCTGACGTGGTTAGGTTTCTCGATAATGTCCTGGAGTACTTTATTAATAACGCTACTGATTTTTTACACCGTGCTAAGTATTCTGCTATGCGTGAACGTAGCATTGGATTGGGGGCAATGGGTTTCCACTCATATCTCCAAAGTAAAAACGTACCTTTTGCGAGTGCGATAGCTAAAGGAATAAATCTAAAAATATTTAAACACATTAAAGAACAAGCTTTAGCAACATCTAAAATACTTGCTGAAGAAAGAGGAGAAGCACCAGACATGGAAGGTACTGGTTTAAGATTTGCTCACATGTTGGCCATAGCTCCTAACGCAAGTAGTAGTATTATATGTGGTAGTACTTCACCTTCAATAGAACCATTACGTGCTAATGCATACACTCAAAAAACTATGAGTGGTACTCACTTCATGCGTAATAAATATTTAGAAAAACTTTTAAAAGAAAAAGAAATAAATACAGATGAAACTTGGAAAAGTATTATTGCTAACAGAGGTTCAGTAAGACATTTAGAACAATTAAATGATTGGGAAAAGGATGTGTTTGCTACAGCTATTGAGATAGACCAACGATGGATTATTGAACTAGCTGCGGACAGACAAAAAGAAATTTGCCAGTCACAAAGTTTAAATATCTTTGTACCGTCTGATGTTAACATTAAAGATTTACATTTGTTACATTTGTCAGCGTGGAAAAAAGGAATTAAGACTCTTTATTATTGTCGTTCAGAAGCAATTAAAAGAGCAGAAATAATATCAACTAAAATAGAAAGAATAGTAAGACCAGACAGTGACCCTGAATGTCTTGCTTGTGAATAATTATGGCAAGAAAATTTACTGGGTTTGTGGCCCGTGAAAAACCTAAAAAAAGAATAAGGGTTCACACTAAGAGTCCTAATAAGAAAAAGAAATTACAACATAACAAGAAATATAACCGACAAGGAAGACCGCAATGACAGATGAGAGTATATTTGATGGGTTCAATAAACCCCGCAAAAAAAGAAGAAAAAATTTTAAGAGTCCAAAAACCTTGGGCTTACTATGGCATGTATATCATACAGTGTTAGCAGTAGAATTAGGACTAATAGTAATAATAGAATTTATAGAATTGATGAGGGGAATATGAGTTTATTTAAAGGAAGAACACACTACAAACCATTTGAATATCCATGGGCGTTTGAAGCTTATGACACACAACAAAAAATGCACTGGTTACCAAGTGAAGTACCTTTGTCTGAAGATGTAAGAGATTGGAATGATAGATTAAGTAGTAAAGAAAAAAATTTAATTACACAGATATTAAAATTCTTTACACAAGGTGATGTAGATATAGCACAAGCTTATCTTGATAAATACATTCCTAAATTTAAAGCACCAGAAATTAGAATGATGTTGTCTGCTATTGCAACTAGTGAAGCTAACCACGTACATTCTTATTCATTACTTAATGATACTATTGGTTTACCAGATAGTGAGTACCAAACTTTTCAAGAATATAAAGCTATGGCTGATAAACATAGATATTTATTTAAAGATAAAGGTGAAGGTATTGAAGGTATGGCTAGAGAGTTAGCTGTATTTTCTGCATTCGGTGAGGGCCTACAATTGTTTGCTTCTTTTATTATGCTACTTAACTTTCAACGTTATGGCAAAATGAAAGGCATGTGCCAAATCGTAACTTGGTCTATTAGGGATGAAAGTCATCATGTAGAAAACATGATTAAAGTATTCCATACATTAATAGATGAAAATAAAAATATTTGGAATGATGATTTTAAAGGAACTCTATATCAAACTTGTAGAGACATGGTTGAACTAGAAGATAAGTTTATAGATTTAGCTTTTAATCTAGGAGAAGTACAAGGTCTGAAAGCTGAAGATGTTAAATTATATATTAGACACATTGCTGATAGAAGATTACTTCAGCTAGGTTTAAAACCTAATTACAATCAAAAAACAAACCCATTACCTTGGCTTGATTGGGTATTAAATGGCGTAGAACATACTAATTTCTTTGAAAACAGAGCAACTGAGTATGCAAAAGGAAACTTAACTGGAGACTTGTGGGCATAATTAGGCCCCATATTAGAAGGAAAACATTATGGATGACTTAAATGACATCCAATTACCTTACACCGTGGATGAACTTATCAAAGTTTTAGATAAAATTTATCCAGAAAAAGCACCCGAATTGAAAGACAATGAAAAAACTGTCTGGTTCAAAGCGGGTCAAAGAAGTGTAGTTAATTGGTTAATAGACTTAAAAAAACGAAGCGAAGATAATTTATTAGGAGAAAAATAATTATGTGTATGGGAAAAGCTTTAGCTAAACCACAAATAATTAAAAGAGAAGACCCTTCGATAAAATTCGTGGATGGTAACGTAATGGACTCAAAAGCTTCACCACCAGAAATAGACAACACACCTGTTATTAAAGAAAAGGAAAAAGTTAAAAACAACGTGACTAGTCAATCTTCTGATTTAAATATTAATACAACAACTTATTAACAAAAGGAAACAACTATGTGTATGGGAAGACCATCAGCACCCGCTCAACAAGAAGTAGTTCAACCAGTTAGAAATGCAATGTCATCAGGCGATGAACAAGCACCTACTATTGAGTTAGCTTCTGAAGACGCTTTAGAGATTGCTAAGAAAAAGAAATCTAAAAAGGGTACAGCAGCAATGCAAACTGATTTAAATATCACAGGTACAAATTCTAACGTTAACGTTTAATGGATTTTAAAGATACAGCAGAAAATCGTTATGAATCTTTAAGTGAAATTAAAGAGCATTATCTCGATAGAGGACGTGAATGCTCTGAGTTAACTATTCCCACATTAATTCCTGAACAACATCAAACACAATCAAGTGACTTTTATAGTCCCTTCCAATCTGTAGGTAGTAGAGGTGTCAACAACCTTGCTTCAAAATTACTACTATTATTACTCCCACCAAATCAACCATTCTTTAGACTAGCGATACAAGGCAAAGCTAAAGAACAAATAGAACAACAACCAGAATTAAAAACATCAGTTGAAAAAGCTTTATCTAAAATTGAACGTGAAGTTATGGGTAAAATTGAATCTCTTGCTTTACGTGTCCCAACATTTGAATTAATTAAACATTTAATTGTTGGTGGTAATGCACTGGCCCATGTTCCAAAACAAGGTAACATGAGAGTATACGGTCTTAACCAGTATGTTTGTAAAAGAGACGGTGAAGGAAATCTATTGGAAATAGTTGTAAAAGAAAGTGTTTCAGTTTTATCTTTAGATGAAGAAGTTAGAGAACAAGTTCTTTCTCTTATGTCAAAAGAAGATGTAAAGTCACAAACAAACTGTGATTTATACACGCACGTTTACAAACTAGACAATGGTAAATATTATGTTTGCCAAGAGACTAAAGGAATTAAAATACCATCATCCGTTGGTACATACAATCAAGATAAATTACCATGGTTAGCTTTAAGAATGATTAGAGTTGACGGTGAGGACTATGGCCGTAGTTACGTTGAAGAGTACATTGGTGATTTAAAATCTTTAGAAGGATTATCACAATCTTTAGTCGAGTCTTCTGCTGCGAGTGCCAAAATGATTTTTATGGTAAGACCAAACTCAACTACAAAGAAAAGAGATATAGCTGTAGCACGTAATGGTGACATTATATCTGGTAGTGCAGATGATGTTGCAGTCTTACAAGCAAACAAATTTTATGATTTACAAACTGTAGAAAAAGCAATCGCAAGATTAGAAGAAAGATTAGCTTATGCATTTTTATTAAACACAGCTATACAAAGACAGGCTGAACGTGTAACTGCTCAAGAGATTAGATACATGGCAAATGAATTAGAAACTGCAATGGGTGGTATATATTCTTTATTATCTCAAGAATTACAATTACCTCTAGTGCAATTACTAATGGATAGAATGGGAAGTCAAAATGAAATTCCTAAACTACCCAAGGGTTCAGTAAGGCCCACAATTATCACAGGTGTTGAGGCACTAGGACGTGGTAATGACTTACAAAAATTAAGAGAGTTTGTAGCAGAGATAGGTCAACTTGCACAAATCAATCCACAAGTCGTGCAACTTTTAAATCCACAAGATTTAATTACAAGGTTAGCAACTGGACTTGGTATTGACACTGAAGGATTATTAAAATCTCAAGAACAATTACAAGCTGAACAAGAAGCTGCAATGCAACAACAACAAATGCAACAAATGCAGGACACCGCTCAAGACGTGGCTCCTAAAGTTGCAGACAATATGACAAAACCGCAAGGATAATAAATGGTAGAAAAAGTAGAAATACAAACACCAGAAACTACACCAGAACAACCAACAGAAAATACTACAACAGAAAATGAAAGTAGACCTGGATGGTTACCTGAAAAGTTTAAGTCTCCTGAAGACATGGCAAAAGCCTATGGTGAATTAGAAGGTAAATTAGGAAAATCTGAAACTGAAAAAGAATCAGAAACTACAAAAGAAGAAACAAATAAAGATAACGCTGACTTATCTATTGATAAAGCTGAGAAAGCTGTAGAAAATGCAGGGTTAAATATGTCATCACTTCAAGATGAGTACAATGAAGGGGGACAATTAAAAGAGAGTTCATATGAAGCTTTGCAAAAAGCAGGAATACCTAAAGATTATGTAGACGCTTTTATTAAAGGACAAGAAGCAATTGCAAGTCAAACTTCTAATACTTTAAAACAAGAAGTAGGAGGAGCAGAAGCATATAACAATATGATGAACTGGGCCTCTGATAATTTAAACGAAGCAGAGATAAATTCTTTTAACAAAACTGTTAATGGAAAAGACATTGAAGCTACACGTTTAGCAATACAAGGTTTGAATGCACGTTACAAAAATAATGTTGGGGATGACCCGTCATTACAAAGTGCAAATAATCCTAGTTCAGCAAATGCTCCAGGCTATAGGTCTTGGGC